CAACCAATTCCTCTTCTATGTCAGAAACACCATCGTTATCTGTATCAATACTTATATACATCGATTTCATTGCGCCGTTATATGACGATATATAATTCAAATATTTTTTATAATAAATATCTTCAGAATCATCAGAAGCAGCAAGCATAATTTTTGATAATGATAAGTACTTTGATGCTTGTCTAACTTGTGAAATATCTAATAGATCAAATGAAGTAATTTCTTTTAGTCTGCCAGTACTAAAATCCTGTTTATATCTTCCGTCGTTCTTCAGTGATTGGATGATTTCATCCCTAGCAGCAACATGCGAAAGTATGTGCGAAGACTCACCTGCAGGAAGGTACTTCGCGATCTCAAATAATTCTTCTTTTAAATCTTGGTCATCAGAAAAAACAATGTTTAGGCCATTGAAAATTGTTTCTGTCATGTCGCCATCCAAGTCGATCTTATACCAGAACCTTTCAATTGAATTTATTGTCGTTGATTCTTCATCAACTTGATTCCTATTCCACATAATGAAACCTGATCTTTTAAATGAAGTTGTATCATCAAATAGACCAACAACATTCGCAAATGAAATACCATTCCAATACTTCAGCGTTAGATCAACATTATTCAAGTTCGCTTGTGATAATTCGTTATAAAAAACATTAATCGGCTTTTCAAAACCAACATAAATTGAATCTTCAGCAGATACAAATGTAAAAGTTGATTGTCCTCGAGTGTAAGTAGACATTTCTCTCGAATAATCATCGAATGACGAATCGTTCTTATGTAAAATTGTTAAAAATTCATTTACGTTAATCATTTATTACTCCAAAACCAATGACCGCAAAGCATACCAACTCCAAAAGGAACAATCATGCTTATGTTTGACATGTCATAAATCTGCTCACTGATTGTTATTTCATTGTAGACATATAAATACACATCGTAAAACAACCAAATAAAGGCTGTTGCTATTATTAACCATGTTGTTTTATCGGGTTTCATTGTAACTCTCCGGAAATGAATTCATGTATTTTCTCGGTGCCATTGTCAAACACTAGTACCGGATATTTTGACTGATTCGAAGTATTTGAAACAAAACTAATTATTTGTTGCGCCCTTCCTGACCTTATGTATCTTGTTTCCATGTCATAAATCTCTTCTAAAAAATCTTGAAATTCAACGATATTTGCTTCTAAGTTCGCTTGATCATAAAATAAAAAACCGATAACCTGCTTCTTCATTCTCATAAGATTGCGTTCTCGAGAATCATCAATCTTCTCAACATTATTCATTAATTCGCGCCTTGCTGTCTCTGTTACTAAGTCAAAGGAATTAATCGATGCATTTATCGAGCTTAGTTGGGCTTCACTCATCCCATTTTGATCGAATGATATTGATCCGTCATCATCCCATATAGCTTTTACTTCCGGGTTGTTTTTTTGAATGTGTAAAATCATCATGCCAGACATTAAGCGACCCTCCATTTTCTCATTGTTATATTATCGATAGTCATATAGGTGTTTCCTTGAGCATTATCATGCTGCCCGTATAAATCTAACTTATATGCCTTGGCTGTTGTTGTATCGATGGTCATCGATAATCTTCTATTAACCCTATGACTAGATTGTTGCCCAGCATCTGGTGACATAGGATGATATTCATAGTTATTTAGATTTTTAACATCATCAACCGCCATCGTTAGTCCAGAGTAAGACGCGTAATTATCACCAGTACATTGCATGACAAACTCAACTAAATATTTTGCATTGGCTGCCCACGTTCCTGATGTTGTCCAAGTGTAAGCGAGCACATCGTCTGGATCCGTAGTGGTGAAATCTGTACTACTTATAAATTCTTCGTAATCTAGAAACGAAGCAGGATCTCCGTCACTTCCCGCGGGTCCCGTCGGTCCGGTTGATCCAGTGGCACCCGTAGCCCCGTCGTTTCCACTTGCTCCTTGCGTTCCTTGAGCACCTTGATCGCCGGTTTCACCCTGTATGCCTTGTGAGCCTGTTGGTCCTTGATTACCTTGAGGGCCTTGTGACCCCGTCGCACCAGTTGCGCCTTGTGATCCTGTTGCACCAACATCACCTTGATCACCCTTATCACCTTTTGCTCCAGTGATAGCAGTTAGTGGATTCCCTAAGTCATCTACTAATTTTACGGTTTTATCTAGGCCAGATGTTAACACTTGCCATTGATCGGCAACACTATCAAGATCATTTACACCATCAACGCTTAGGCAAATACCAACCGCATGATCAGCGATATCATGAAGCAAATCTTCGTCGCGTGATAACTCTGCTCTTTTGTTTTCTGGTATTAATTCAAAGGCATTATTCGGGAATGGCTTACCTGAGTAAACCTTTTCTGCGCCTGTTGTATTGTGTAAATAAGCCATGTTTTATCCTTAATCTAAAATAAAAAACATCATCAAACCCATATCTTTTGGGTTTGTTCCGGTGTCTGTCCATCGCAATCTTAATAAATCACCAGCGATGAAATGATGATCGACATTAAACGTTTTCACTTTATCAACATTTGTAAAAACCTCATTATGTATTATTTGTCCAGCAGCAGTTCCGTTTTTGTAAAAATCAATTGCGCCATCGACCGATAAATTATTATTTGAAAAAGTAACTTCTTTTAATGTTGCCCCCCAAGCTAATACGAAAGGAGAGTCAAAACTATTAATCAGATCAGTGTAACCAATCCAGAAACCATTTGAAAGCGTACCATTATGTAATGATGCTATTGTAGCTCTCGCCTTTCCTGGGGCCGTATTCTTGGCCTCTTCGATTGCGCTTTGTACTTCCTCGGATGTAAAACCATTTGTGGCATTATCAAAAGGAACAGCTTGTGCAACTTGAAATGTAAAAGGCCCAGAAGCATGGGCGTTAGTGAAAATCGAGCTACTAACAAAAATGATAATAAATGTTAGTAGATTTATCATATTTCTCCGGCGACTACTTGTGCGGTTCCCGTTAATGCTTTCACATACACCGTCGTATTTTCACCGACTGGTATCATATAGAATGAAAACTTTTTCAAACTAAAATTGCATGATGTATTGAATCCCCACTTAACATTATTTGTTAATGCTTCTAGTAAGAAATATTTTCTATTTGTTTTTGCTGATGCTCCGACCTTTAATTCAACCGGTGTTACGGTTAAGTTAATAATGGTATCTAGCCCGCCCAAATTTGGCGAATCAGTGGTCGTTAACTCTTTACTCGAATTAACTTCCACGAAATCTGTCTCGTTGTCATTCGTAAGTTTTACCTTGCGTATGGACCCAGCAGAAAACGCCGCCCCCGAAAGGAGCAGCGATATTAAAAAGTAATTAAGCAATTTCATTTGCACTTCCATGAGCATAAATGTCATCTGGATCTTTATCAATTGGTGTCGCATAAATTCTTAATTCTTGCGTACCAGTTGAACCAGCAGTAAAACAATGTTTAGCCGGCATAACGTTTTTATGAAGATCTCCGTCTCCCATTATACCTTCTGCAACATCAGTTTCAACAGGCGTTCCATCTGCGTCATCTGTGTTTGTGATTCTGTATGAAAATTCTCTAGTTGAACTCATAATAACTTCTGTGTTTGAATAATCTTTACTAGCTGTAAGAACTAAAGTTGCAACTAACGCTTCAACATCTTCAGTAAGAGCACCCTCAAGGACTTTTCCAAGAAACGGCTTACATGTTCCAGCATCAAGAGTTACTGGAAGCGCATTCTCAGAATTAAACTGAGGTAAAAATGGCTTACCATCAGAATCTCTAAAAGAAAAACCTAATATACCGTTTTCAGATCCCGTTAGTGTTTGGCCTACTATAATTTTACTTAAAGCAAATGCAACACCAGTAGCATCCTTTAAGATTTTTGAAATACTTCTTTTTCCACTCATAATAATCTCCAGGTTAAATTTTTAGTTAAGTCCATTCTTCGACTTCAATTGTGATACCGGCTTGATCACATTTAAAATAAATTGTTTTGCCAGTTAGTTCAACACCTTCAATATTATACTCACCACCTTCGTCAATTGTGTTGAATTTGCCTATGTCGAAATCGGTCTCGGACCAATTATAGCTTATGTATGCGCACTTCGCCACACTCGTCATAAGGCTAAACTTAGTTACTCCGTCTTGAAACGTATGTGAATACTTAGTGTTAGCCAGCGGTGCTGGTACTTGTATATTTTTTGGCGTAGTTGCAGAAATAAATGCAACTGGTATTGTGTCTCCGGCATCATTTGTAATAAACGTTCGGATATCATATTTTCTATCAGCAGGATTTTTAGGCTCCTGAGCTGCCTTTCTTAGTATTTCATTTCCATGATCAATGACTGGATCTTTATTAGTACTCATATAACACCATCCAGATCAAAATTTTTAAAAGGGAACTTATCTGGAACTATGTGATCTGGTAATGTGAAATAAACAAACCATTTTTTTTCTGCAAATAATATTTCTTTTACTTCAATCTTATACGGTAAAGCCCAGACAAATTGCATCAATTTATCGTTATCTTTACTATAAATATAGGTTAGAAAAGTAAATTCATTTTTCATATTAATAAGGGAGACTCGAAAGCCCCCCTATTTAATTGTTAGTCGTTTTGTTGACCTGGTAAATAATAAGATACAACATATCTTACTTTTCCAGCAGTTAAATCCGCCGTAGCGATTGAAACTGAAAATTGACCACCGGCACTTGAAGGAACTAATGCTCCAGCACCTTTAGCAGCGTCATTTGCCTCAAGATCAGCAATTGCTTGTGCAGTGATGTATCCATCAAAGTCACTGTTGTCACCAGCAGAAAGCGTTCCAGCTCCACCAGAAGTAACTTCAGTTTCAACTTTCGAATGAACGTCCATTACTAGTGCACCAGCAGGCAAATTTTTATATCCGGCCTTATCAGATAAAACGATGTTACCAATAACACCGCCATCTTTGTCAAAGTCGTACGTATACTCTTTGCTCAGTAATTTTCCTTTTATTTCACTCATGATTATCTCCAATCAAAAATTAATATTAATTAAACAAACTAAATAAACGGTTTAAGAATTATGATTTCTTAACTATTCTTTTTCCATCTAATTGTTTAACACCAAAAAGTAAATCGGCATTTACACGATTTGCTCTTACCCCTTCAACACCAAGGTCATAAACCTTAATATCCATTGCTTGTTGAATGGCCATTGTCATAAATGACGGGTGAAAGAAATATCCAACATCACCAAGTTCAGTTGTCATCTCAGGTGTAAAACCTAAAACTGGAGTGTTGATTGAACCAGATGTGATTGGTGATCCAGCTGGAATAAAATCTCTCGAAGTAAATCCAGTGATGTTAAACAGGTCATTAAACTGACTTGTTCCAGAAATAACCTTTCTGTTGCCCTCAGGTACGTCTTGGTCATCTAATAAATTTTTTGCTTCTAATATATCAACTAAAGCCATAGTTGTTCCAGAGTCCCATGAAACATCATGGTCAGGCGTTGCCGCACTAGGAACGATATCGCCAATGATGATTGACTGCATTTTTTTCATGATCGCATAAACAGCATGATCTCTCAGTTTGTCCATCATAGGAAGTGACTGTAATTGAGCTCTCTTTGTAACAATGAAATCTTTTACAAGTCTATGGTTGATAACTAATTGTTGTTTTGTAATTGTAACAGCGTCCGCATCATTTTTTGATCCTTCAGCAAGGTCAGTCGCTTCAGAAAATTCAGGGATTGTTGAAACATTTACGATGTCACCAAGGTCAGAAATCTCACCTTCGTATTCTCTTGAAATACTTCCGTTGAATGGAAGTGATGCTAAAAGAACTTCGAAAAACTTTGCTGACCATATTTCAGGTACGATTGCAGAAGCTTCTACTCCAGCCGTTATAAGTTTATCACTCATTTTAAACTCCTTATAAGTTTAGTTTTTGATTAAATGTTTTTTCTTGGTAATAATATCCTGATATTTTGCAGGATCAGATTTTTCTAATGCTAGAACTTCTGCATAAGAATAGGTCTTCTCTCTACCGTCGAAGGCCCCTTTTCCATTGTTAATTATTGGGTCTGGAGTCTTGCCGAACATTGAAGGCTTTTCAGCTTTTAATGTTTCGATAAACGTTTCAGCACCATTAACAACGAAGTTTCCACTTGAAGTAGTTTCTACGATAACATCAGAAGTGTCAAACGCGTCAAGCATGTCATTGAATTCAGGATTAATACCGGCCTTTAATGCTACATCTCTAATCGCATTCATCTTTTGATTGTTCGTAATGTTTCCAGATAATTTCAACAACTTACCTTGAGCATCGTCAGTCAACGTTTTTTGCTTTTCCCATAACTCTTTATAATTTTCATTACCTTCGAGTATCTTGGATTCAGCATCATCAGCTGCTTTTTTCAATGTTGCATTTTCAGCAGCAGCATCTATTGATTGTCTTTTGAACTTATGCATATCATTTTTCATTTTATCATAAGCTTCCTGATCGATTGTTGCTGGTGCTGGTGTTAAATCCGTATCAGGCGTTAAGTCTGTATCAGGAGTTAGGTCTGGTGTTAAATCTGTTTCTGGTGGCATAACTACTTTCCTTTGCTTACAAAGCGCATCCAGTACGACTGAATGATTAGATTAATTTGGGTACAACCCGCATGCGTTGTGCATGAAATTTATTTCTTGCTTAATTTAACCGCATTTTTTAATGCATTGACTATTCTTTTTCGTATTCCGGCGTTAAAATTCTCGCCGTCTTTCGGTTTTGGTGCCATTCTTCTGATCACTTTACTCTTTCCAGCACCTAATTTGTCGTGATATTTGGCCTTTGGATCCGTAAACCACACACGAAGAAAATTCCTGAACTTTTTACTCTTGATTGATTTTAGCATTTTTCCTGTGTGAGTTAAATTTCTGGGACTTACACGTTTATTTTTTACACGACCACTTTTTATTTGGGCCTGATATGATTCAGAATATGGCTCATATCTTAATTTGCCACTTGTTCCTGCTGGGCTTTTACCACCTTTTTCAACAGGAGAACGACCACCTTTTATGGCTTTTAAAACTTCTTCTTTCATGAATTTATTTAGTAACCTAATGAATATAGGTTTAGCTCTTTCAGTTAATGTGAGCGCGATAAGTCGTCTCTGTGAGCGTTTTATTTTAACTGGCATCATCACCACCATCATCATCATCCATTATTTGTTGTCCATAAAATAGATCTGCTGTATTTACTTCTGCGTATTTGTTCAAATGACATAATTCACTCAATAGCAAATCGTCACCTCTTACGTGTCTCATAACGTCGTTGTGATCGTAATAAGTCAGTACGAATCTTTCTGTTCCGTACCCGTTTTTCATCATGTATCGAATGCTTTTTTCTGCATCTAAATAAACCAAGTTGTTTTCATTACTCATCTTCGACCTCATATTCTGAAATGATTTCAGCCACATCTTTCATGATATCTTTTCTTAAGTTTTGGCTTTTAAACGGAATGAATCTTCTTTTTGGCACTTTTGTTTTAATTGCTCTTGCTGTAAATTTATTATGATTCTCAGCCTTGAGCATTGACAGTTCTGACGAGCCTTTGTGAATACCTATTGATATACTAGTGCCCATTATTTTAGCTTCGAAATCATCAAGCATATGGCCTTCTAGTTCCATGTTAGCCTTTGACGAACCAGATTCACTGACTTTAATTTTTTTATATTTCTCACCGAGTTTTATGAACTTAGATTTTTCACCAGCAACTGGCGATTTACCTTCACTTAAATGATCTAAGATTGTGTCCTCAAGGAATTCTCTGACCTCTTCTTTGGCCTCAGCTTTCCTTGCTCGACTTCCCCTTCCCTTTATCTTGCTCAGGTCCAGTTTTATCTTTTTCGTTATCGGTATCGCCATCGACTGCCTCTTTGATCATGGTTTCTATTCCATTTTTTAATAGCTCAACATTTTCTTTTGATTTTTCTAGTAATAGTTTCATTGCTTGATCTCTATCAAGGTCAGGATTATCAGAAATCATTGCGTCGATTTTGTTCCATATACCTGATAGTACTTTTTTGTCAGTAACATCAAGTTTTTCAGATTCACTGCTGAAATGTGCGGGCCTATCAAATTTTAATAAATACATGATAGACATTTACTGCTCTTAATATATTTTGTTCTTTATCTTTATATTGTTCTTGTTCATCTTCAATAGCTGTCATTGGCTCAGAGTTCTGAATGATTTCGTGAATGCCTGATGTCGCGTTTGATGCATCTAATTGACCTGATACTGATGATGTACCAAGATCATTTGTCGATAGCAGAAACGCAATATATTGTTCAACAACTTTCATGTGAGCATCTATCGGTGGATTAGAACTTGCAAAACCAATTTGTGGTGTTGGTTCTCCTTCCTCAACTTTCATTGTGATCGCTCTGTTTGGTCCAACTTTATATGTCTTCGGAACATTTGCACCAAATATATAAAATAATCCCATGCCTTGAATTTTCTGAATGAAATATAAATCTGTCAATAAAGTATTAATTAAAACACATCCATCGATCATATCTTCACCACCGACTGACCAGAATGATTCGTCTTGGTCTTTCGAAAAGAATGTGAATGGCAACATACCTATCGGATTATCAACACCAGACTCATCTCCAGTATTTTGAATCTGACCTTTTTCATTTGTCGTAAAATGATATTTTTTTGTCCACCATATATACTCTTTCTTTTTGTCATTTGGAGAGTCAGCAATCGTTTGATTTTTATTATCACCATCACGAAAATTACTTTGCAGATTTGTAGATGTTCTATTGTTCGGATTGTTGTCACTTGATACAACTGTTGTGGCCTTGTAATGAGTCAGTATAACAGCTCTAGGCATTTGAGGATTGTCCATGTCCTCTATAACATCAAATGAATGTGGAGCTAATACATCAAGGTACTGCGCCCATTTTCCATCGACTGCATGATTCAAGTATGGCTTAGCATATACAGCACAATTTCTGAATGCCTCTACATATTTATTAACTTTTTTCATTGTCGAATTAAGATTTAATAACGAAACGAGCGATTGTAAGTAATCCTGATCTTTCGTAATTGATACACGAATCGGACTATCTTTATAAACACGAGCTTTCTTTTGGACCATTTTTTTGTACATATTAACTGTTGCAACTCTTGATTGCATTTCATTAACTGTTGCTTCGTCCATTTCTTGCAGTAGATTTGCCAATATATATTTCTTGATTCTATCCCGATAAATCTCATATCTTTTGTATGATTCAGCTTTCCGCCTGGTATTTTCCGGACCTTCAATCTCTTCAATTATTTCTTTACGGAATTTTTCGTCTAAAACTTCATCTTCATTAAATAAGTTCATTAAGAGGCCCTGTAGCTGTTGAATTGTTTTCTATCTTTTAGATTATATTCTTGCATGATCAAATAGTCTAATGTATCAGATGCATGAGTCAATGCTTTGTTCGTATCATCTTTTGTGAAGTCTTCTTTTTGCTTAACTTTTCTCATATCTTTCCACAAAGTCGGGCACTTATCTTTGTTGATGAATAAATATCCATGTGAAAATAATCCATTTACAAGAATCTGTCTTTTCTTTAGTCGATCATTACCTGATGCCCTATATCTGACATTTGAAAAGAATTCTCTTAATACTTTCACATCAGATAAACCAGTCGTTTTTCTATTTCGTCCAGATGCATCTACAGTGACTACAATATTATCACCCCAATCTGCGTACCTCTTTTTGATTTCTTTTCTCAATGCATATGTATCAGCACCATTATATTTTAAAACGATCTCGTCAACAAAGTGTGTCGTTTTTGTACCTGTCATAAAGTCAGTGTTAATGTGAGCAGTAGTCGCATGCATATTATCAACATTGAAATCGACATTTACATATAATGTTTTCGTCGTGTCTAGTATTTCGCGAGATCTATTTCTTTCAATATTAAATGCATAATAAAATTTGTTTGTTCCAATGTTTCCGATTTGGCCTGACTTGAATACTTTGATTTGCCATTCATCAAGTGTGTCAGTTAAATACTCTCCATACCCCTCACTGACATATGTGTTTTCATCTGTGTCTGATATCAACAAACGAAAAGCATCTGCCCTTTTATCGTTCATCTTTTGCCATATTTCAATTTGATCTTCTAACCATCCATATTCATCCTCTGGTGTACCAACGAGAACTCTTTGAAGTAATGGCGCACGTTTCACACGAACACGTCTCATCATTTCATTGACACGTACATACTGCATTAATGAAAATTCGTTTATTAAACAATAAGCAAGGTTAGGTCCAGCGATTGGTTTTTCTGCTGAGAATATATAAAGAGGTTTTCTATTCCATATAAATGAATAAGTTTTATCGGTGCCATGAAACCACCAATGCTTATTTTTCTGTAGGCCTAAATGTTCTTCCAATATTTCTTCAAATAATGGCTTAATATCTTTTTTGAAATCAGCATACGATGGACATAAAAAACCACCTGAAAAACCTTTATTGATCGCAGATAACTGTAATGCCTTTCTAACAGCACCATGTGATTTCCCACCACCTAGACCACTTGACCACAATAGAATCGATGAATCGCAATCGTCATAGATCTCGCCTTGTGTTGGCAGCATGTCCCAATCATCGAGATCAATATTCATTGAACCTTCTTGTCATCCCTGTCTTTAGTAAGATGATCATTTATTTTGTCACTTATAACATCAAGCGATCTCATTATCCTTGCGAGAGTGTCCTCAGGTATATATTCAAGTTTCATGACATTAAAAAATTTCTCGATATAACTTACAGCTCTTAACATCGTTGTGACTGTGTTCATTTCTTTTTCAAATTTCATTTATTGACCACCTATAAGTCTTAAAAACTTTTGGAACAATGAAGATTCTTCGTATTTGCCACAGTCGTAATTATCGTTATTTTTTAGGTTTGAGTGTGGATACCTCTTATGTCGACCATGTAAGTCATCATACAATTCGTATTCAACCTTGCATTGAGGTGGTATTGGATAATATCCATTCCTAAAAAACTTACAATTGCCACAGTAAACTTTTTTCATCTTAATCCTTATGCGTAATTTTTATTAATAACAGGCCCATGATCAGCCAAAATATTGCGAAAATTGTTGTGTATTCAAGACTCATACTGTTCCTTAAGTTATTTTTACGTGTACATATACCCATCTAAAAATAAGCATTATCCAGCAAAGGTTGACGAATAAACCACACACAATTAAATAACCAATGCCAATTATGTGACGATTCTTTATTTCTGGAAAATTATAAAACATTTTCAACCTCTTTTTTCGCGTTTTCAATCTCTCTTTTACGAGCATTTGCGAACTCAGTTTGAAGGAACATAATGCATTGTCGAAATGTAAGAACTTTGTCTTCCTTTCGCATGTCAGCCTGATATTCTCTAGCCATGTCAATCGCTTCTCTCGACACGATATATCCCTTCCATTTATTGTGTGTTGGTATTCCTAGTATGCAGCATCTAATCATTGTTTATCTCCATACTCTAATTCGATTAATAATTCGGCGTAATGTATAACTTTTTCAAGGTCCTCTTTTCCGTTCTTGCTCTTATATCTCGTAGCATACTTAACGATATTGCCTTGGCAGAAGTTTAGATTGTTTCTGTGTGTGTATTCAATTGGCTGTATAACTAAGTCTTTATAGTGACCACCGCCAACTTGCTTATCTAGGGCATTCGATTTTTTAATCATCATCATCCTTTTTTGTTGCCTCGACTACGATGTCAGGTTTTCTATTATTTCTTACATTTACTGTGACTTCGGTTTCAACTTGGCCTTCAGTTTTATCAGACCATCCAGCAATGTTTTTTAATGCAAATATTAATGCTGTAGTGTTTCCATCCATCGCCAGGTCGAAACATTTTTGCTGCAGTTGATAAGCGATCTTACTCATCTTAATTTTGTTGTACTGCATAAATGTAATTTTGTACTTTTCTTTTACTCTTCTTTCAATGGTGTCAGATGACACGCCAAAGTGGTCAGCAACAAATGTACTGGTAACTTTAAACTGACATAACGCCTCAAGTACATCGTAGTCAATTTCAATCAGTCCACCCTTATGATCTTCTTTGATCGATGTGATCGATTCATTTCGTGAAGGGACTAACGTTTTTCCTTCTTCTTCTTCGCTCATAATTAACCATTTTGATTAAATTTAATTCATTTGATTCGGTTTTCTTTGCTCTTTATCCCCTACTTTTTTCGCTTCAAAATAGCCCATTTCGTGCTCTAACTCAGCGATATAAGTAGAATAAGTTCCATCGAACGATTTTATGATTCGTGTAAGTAATTCTTTATTGATTGGTGATACTGTTTCTGTGTTGTGGATGATTCGACGGAGTGCATCGATAGTGATGTCCTTTTTCGTTTTGTGACATTCGACATATACATCTTGGCCTTCTCTAATGAACTGCGCAACTTCGCCTAAGTCGACATAACATGACAAAATAGTGTCGTACAACTTGCGGTTTTGGTATTTAATAATCTTTCTTGTAACCACTTGAAATCTCCTTGTCTTTTATATTATTAAACGAACTGCATTTTTTCACATATGCTATTCCTTTTTTGCTATCTGTCCC